CTTTGCTGTTGTGTTCTTCTGCCTTTTTTATTTCCTCGTCTATCTCTTGCTTGTACTTTGTTGCGTGTCCTGTGTTCAAAAGATATTCAATTTGATAGTCTATCTGAATAGCAGTCTCCTCGTTTACTTCGTGACCGCCGTTCTCTTGCCACTTGTCGAAGTCCTTTTCGTCCACACATTTAGTATGGTCTAGGATATAGTCGGCAAGTCGTCTCCACCACCAAACATTATTTCTGAAATAAACACCTTTATTAGTGTTCTCATACTCATCAACGGCTTTAAAGTATTCGTCTCTTTCTTCTTCCGTTGCATTTTTCCAGTCTATCTCTTTTGGTTTTTTTGTACCTGCTTTTATTTTTGGATTAGTTCCATATAAATCAAAGCCCATATTTTCTCCTATTGTTAGTTATCCCATATAAATAAGATATTCGTTAAATGATGTCAATGGACTATTTTCACTATTTAGTTGTAAAAAAGTCTTTCTATAAGGCACAAGGACTTTCAAGTTGAGGTCGGAATGACCTGCCACCCGTCCATATTTTCTAGTTCTAGTTGCAAACATCAAACGCCACACCAACGGGCTTCGGGCAGCAGGCTCCCTGATTCTTGTTTAGTGTAACACGAACCACGGCAGCCTGAACGAGAACGGGATTAAACCAGCTTCGATGCCCCAATGGCTAGGACGATCCAGATGGTGGCAGCGGTCTCCGGATACAGGATCGCGATCAGCGCGAGGATGATTATTAAGGTCCACATTACACTTCCTCCACATTTTCAATGATTGGTGGAAGATAGTATTCCCATTCAACTTCCTTGTCTGGGCGCTCCCAATCTTCTTTGTTGGCCAAAGCGATTTCCTTCGCCTCCTCAGGCGAGGAAGCTTCTACTTCATAGAACATGTAATCCTTGTAGTAGGCAGTGATAGAGTACGTCTTCTTCATTTGTTTCTCCTGTTGTTGTTAACGGCAGGGAATGGCTAGCCAATTTACAAGACCGTGTTTCCCTGCCTCGATTATCGTGCATCGGTTCCCAGCTTTCGCTTTCGCCACTTATCGCACGCCTTCTACCTTTCGGCTTCGAATTAATCTCCCATCTAGATAAGATAGCTCAAGTCAAATGTCAAGCGTTAAAAAAAATATTTTTACACCAGCTTCCTGAGCTCTGCTGGGAGCCTGAACTCATAGTTTAATAGATACACGGACATCTGTGCCCTGAAGCGAGAAACGAGAAGTGGGGAACAAGTAAGAAAGGAAAATGACAACAACTTATTCCCCACACGAATTATACCTGAGCTTCACGACTCACACCACTCCCCTGACGCTGCGTCCAAGATTTTAAAAGGATTACCAATACTATTTACTGTAAGCGAGAAACGAGATCCGTGGATCACGCTGCTGGGAGCTTGGTCTGTAAATGTTTAATAAAATCTAGCTTCTTTCAACGAGAAACGAGAAACGAGGTTCACGGGCCCTGGAGGCAGCGTCTTCCAGGAGCTGCCGCATGCCTTCTTCATTGTCCGAGAAGCGAGAAACGAGAAGCGGGGCACGAGAAACGGGATCCACGGCCAAAAGTTTCAAGGCTCTCGGCTCAAGGGTCTGATTGAGGATAAATACATATCCACCAGATTTGATTCTGTCACAATGCCAGTTGATTTGCCACTTCGATAGACCACAATTCTTGAGATCATTTGATTTAAGTTCAAGCCAATAATGAGCACCGAAGTCGCATACATTCACATCAGGAATTCCATTTAAAGTACTTGATTCTATGCGGGTAAAATGAGCTTTTAGTTTAAGCTTTTTTATTCTTAACCACAGCTTTGCTTCGTTGGTCTTTGCCATATTTTATTGGATCAATAATTTTAATTATTACTGAAGTTGGAATGATTGTTGTGTTGCCTAAATCATCTATTTCCCCATTATCTTTTAATGAGAAATCAGCAAATATTTTTACAAAATTACTGTTTTTAGACCATAGATAACCTGTTGATACGCATACAGGTAAAGTTTCTTTATCGAAGTCTATTGGTTCTTTCCAATTTGAATCTGAAGTTATGTCTACCCATAAGATTGTCACTAATGGATTATTGATTTTATGTTTGTTTTCAAAAGGCATTATTTTATCTTAATACTCACAATACCTACCTTTGTCGATAGTCTTGGAGTGTTATGTACTTCGTTAAAAATAGTTATGAAATCCTTCCAATCAGGACTTTTCAGTAACTGCTTCTGACGTGACGTCAATGATATTTCTCGAAGACTCGATTTTATTTTCAAGCTCTTCAAGCCTACGTTCAAGTTGCTCACGGGACATCCCTTCTAAACCAAGATGAGTTATGACTTTGTTATCTACAAAATGACCTGCCATTTGCCCTGCTCGGAATTCTGCATTAATCGCCGCTGCAAACTGATTTTTCTCTTCAGCTTTCTTACTTAAATTTTCAAATCTTTTATAAATACGAAGTTTATCTTTTTCACGAATTGATAATTCTTGTGCATATCTTTTTTCAAAATATCTTACAACATGAGGGTTTAAATCTGGGTTCAATAGTCTACTTGCTGTTTCGGTAGGACCATATTTAGATTTGCTGGTATATCCAGCATGAATAGCCGCTTCTACTTTTGTAGTCTTACCATAATTGTCCACATAGTAATCTACGAACAATCTCTGCTTTGGAGTTAATTCAGTTATTGTTTTAAGTGTATTGGGTTTTCTTGTCATGTAATAATACTACAATGTAGTAGCTTAGAAATATATATCATATCAAGAATTTTCTATTTTTTAGCATCAAGGAAGAAAAAAAGATAATGAAATCAGTTACTTAACTATTTTGATACCTAAAAAAGATATATAATTCAATTACTTAATTTTTGTACTGGGACAACTGGGACAACTGGGAGTAAATAAGGGTTGATTTTGCTCATTATTCCCAGTTCTCCCAAAATTCCGGGCCTATACAAATTTTTTTTTAAAATTTTTTTTCTAAGGAGCTGCTTTGTAGGAAAGTTCTGGGAAAAACCGCATAAAATGCACAATTTTCTCGTCAGGGGGAGTAGAAGCACCGTGAGCCGTGTTCCGTGGCTCATTTTCCTTGGTTTTCTCGTCAGGGGGAGTAGAAGCATTACACGTTTGGTTCGTGTAACATTTTTCTTTTGACACATCACTAGAAACACGCTACAAGGACCTAGGAACAAAGTTAACTTCATTTCCTTTGTTCTGTTTTTTCTTTTTGCTTCAAACCCTCATAGTTGGGTTAAACTATGCACTAGCCTTGTAGTTTTTTAACTCATCTCTGCAGGGCTAGTCTAAATTAATTGACAAATTCGTAAAATAACTTATATATAGATTGATTCAATACTATCATATTGATCACTCTTGTTGGGATAGCCAGAGTTTTTAATTCTGGCTATCTTTTATCCACTACTCTTCGTCTTCGTCTTCGAACTCAGAGTCCTCTACTTCTGACTCAAGCTCTTCTACTTTTTCTCTGATAGTTTCAATATCTTCGTTGATTCTATCTAAGATATCTTGGATTGTTTCTTTCTTTTTCGCCATAGATTCTCCTTTGTTGGCAGAAGAATTATGCTTGTTCTATACGGTGGGATCAAGCTATCGCTGAAATAACTATCATTGAAATAAGGGCCGTAGTTGCTTGCTTTACTTCACCTCTTAACCATTCTAATCGCCCTCTATGATATTTTTTAGATTCAAAATCTTTTGATTTTTTATAAATTAAATATTGCTTATAATACTTTGCCCAGGCTACCTGTTTCATATTAAATTTAATATCTCCTTTTAAAACAGCAGCAGAATATTTCTCTTTCACATTATCAGGATCATAACCACCCCAATAACAAATCTTTTCAAAGTCATCTGTTTTATTTACAATCCAGTTGTGAGCATCAATTTTAAATATACTAGATTTACGATCAGATGCACCAAGCATTGTATCTTCTAATGCATTAAATAATACACCTCGCCACATCTTTTGTTCAGGCAAAATATGATCTGTCTTTAAAGTTATTTCTGCAAATTCAGTGCCCATAAGTTTTAATAAGGTAAGCGAGTAAGTCACGATAATATAATACTACTTCCTTAGGGGCTTTAATTTTAATATAGTGTTCCAAGTCTTCATGAACCCCCGATAACAGATTGGTAATTTCATGTCCAGACCAATGGGCTCGATCAATTGTAGTTACTCGGTCTAATATATCCATTACCATATTGTAGTTAGTGTTTAACATCTTTACCACCCCTAACCACTTTTAATTTGAGTACTTTAGCCTTGTTTTCAAAGGCTTTTTTGTGATGTATCTGCCAAATATAACTTATGTCCGGAAGTATCTGTGGATCAAAAATTTTTTTGTAACCAAATGTCATACCTGCGTGCAGTTGAAACATTGTTCCTGCAACAAGGGTATATTCTTCAAATGTTAGTTTTTTAGCTAACAGTTGTAACGATCTGTGAAAATCGCTAATTGGTTCGTCTTTTTTGGCCATACAAGTAGTCAATTAAATTAAGCATATTTAGAGCTGTGTCGTTGCTACTTGTTATTTGAGACTTTGATCGTTTGAAATGACCTGAACCCCCACACTTCACACATGTCTTTGTAGCAGATCGGATATCAAAAGGGTCGAGTCTCGTGTATCCGTTTCCTTTACAATCCACACACACAACGTATGGGGAGTCATTAGTTAAATCTTTAAGTGTTTTTGTCATAGTTGTCAAATGTTATTTTCTGTTGTCGTACCAGATTAAAAATAAACAAATTAATAAAACTGCTAAACCAGAGTAGAACCAGCCTAACTCTTGAATTAAATCAAACATTTTAATTATCTTTGTCCTTTCTTAATGTTTCTATTTTATGAGGTATAGAAATCACATCTCCTGTTTTAATTCCAATACCCCCTATTTTAATTAGTTCTGTACCAAAACATCCAAATAAAAACAAAGATAAAACTATTATAAATGGTTTCATTTTTTTTTCTTTTTTTTAGTTTGTCTTCTTTGATTACCAAAGCAATCCCATTTTTTATGATATGCTTTTAATAGTTTTGCAATAGCTTTTTTATAACTAGATAGTGTCATACAGTTTGCCCCATATCATCTTTAGTATTTAAAGTTTTTAACAAACTTTCATTCTGCTTTTCTAAAGCAACAGCAATTCTTTTTAAACTAAGTTCAATGTCATTATTGATAATTTTAATATCCTCTAATGTTTGATGAACAGTAGTACCACCAAAACCATCTACAAAACACATAGTAAGTTCTTCGATGGATCCATTTATTTCCTTTAGTCCTTTTAATACTTCAGTTTCTATACTCATTGTTTCTCCTTGTATTTACCATTAAGTAATTTTTTCTTAAATGCCTCAACAGTTATTTTTAATTTACCAGCTTGAAAATCACAATAATCATTTAATAGTTTTGAAATCATTGCGTTTGGTGCTCTGTATTTTTTGTCACATATTGCTTTCAATAAATCATAATCTTCGATTTTGATTGCAACACTCTTCCACTTACTTATGTCCATATGTACTCCTTTGTTGTTAAAATAAAAAAGGTGCTAATAGTAAAACTACTAACCCTACAGAAATTTTTGGAATTAACATCATAATTAAAATTATTATGATGGGCCAAAATAACGGATGTCCTAAATGCATTATTCTTTCCTCTCTTGTAGTTCGTCATGAATTAAATCGCTAGCCATTTCATCAGATATAAAAGTTCTGTGATGACCATCAGGAGTCGTATAAAATAATTTTTTTAACTCTCCTTGATATCGACCAAATTCATATGAATCTTCGATTGGGTTTCCGTTATAATCACTCGCAGGGACTTTACTAAGAATTTGATCCATCTTAGAAATAATCTCTTGAAGTATTTTACTCTCGCTTTGTATTTTCATTTTTTTCCTTTCTCCCATTGATATAAGATAAAATAATTATAAGTCAAGCACATTTTTAAGCTTGATTTTATTGGTTTTTTTGCGTATAAATTGATTATGCTTGATACTAATAACATTTTTATGGTAAGATAAGCCTATGAAGTCTTATCGCTTCACCGTTCGGTTCGCTGGTCAAAGAATTACTCATGACCTTAAGGCTACCAATGATGATGAAGCTGGTAAAACCTTCATCAACGAACTGAAGGCTGGGAAAGGTAATTGGTTTAAAGAAATAACCTACACACCTGGCAAGATGTTCATAACATATGAGGAACTGAGTGCAACTTCAAACTGAAGAAACTCTAATTGCTCAAAAGATGAAATTGGAATCCAGATGGAATTTCCAATTCTTAGAGCAAGGCCAAGAAACTCTTGATATGTTGCAAATTGAATTTGAGCTTAAAAAAATTAAAGCCAAATTAAGAGAACTTGCAGCAAGCAGAGCTAGAGCCGAAGTACTTACGACTGAAGAAGAAATAGAACAAGTAGATTCTATCGCTTCCTAAGTTAATCTAAATTATTTTATAACTCCTTCTTTTAGGAGATGAAGACACTTGTCTGTGTAATTTTGCATTGGCGGTTTAAATAAAAATTCAAAATCTGTTGGTGGAGTCTTAGCTTGATGTAACTTCCACACAACCACATTTAACTTAGATAAAAAACTTAACTCTCTTTCATCTCTTGCTTTGTAAAATAAACTAGCATCAGCAAGTTTGTTTTTAGTTAATACTTTAAGTCTATGCGTACCATTTCTTAAATTGTTATTCATGTCTACGACCATAGGACAAAGTAATCCATTCTTCTCCATATCTTCTTTGATTGTATTTTTAAAATCATTATGGGAACTGTGAACTGCTTTAACACTATCAAAATATAACAACTCTAATCGGTGCGGAAATAATTGATATACCGGATAAGCAATGGTCCGTGATGCGTGGTCCTTTACCCTATGAAGCTTGTCCAAAATCGTCTCCCAAACTAATGTCCACTACACTTGGTACTTTGAACTCCATACAATTTTCCATAATCTCTTTTATTTTAATCTCGTCTCCAGGCTTTACATTAAAGCACAACTCATCATGAATCTGTAATATTGGTAAATAACCCTGTTCATAACAGCTTACGATTGCTTGTTTAGTTTGATCTGCTGCACTGCCTTGTATCAATCTATTTAAAGCCTTGTAGGTAAATGCACGTTTAATATTATTTGCACCATACTTAGCAGAAGCATTTTCAAATTTTTCAGGAGTATGTATACCAAAGTCCATTGGTTCCCATAAATCAAATCTACACTTTCGACCTTTCTTAGTTCTGATTACACCCTCACTATTTGCTTTTTTCATACATCTATCAGATAGTAATTTTACAAACGGAACCTTTCTATTGTATTTTGATATTAGTACTTCTGCTTCTTCTTTAGATAATCCAAGAGAATTAGCTAATTTATTTTTACCCATGCCATACATTAAACCTAGTCCAATAGTTTTAGCTTGTGATCTTTCAATACCAACTAAATCAGCAACCGTTTGATGAAAGTCTGCTGTTGCATTCTCATATGCTTTAACCAGCTCTTGTGATCCTTCATAACCTTCGCCAATAGATGCTGCATAATGCACAACCATTCTTGGTTCCTGTTGTGAATAGTCAAATGATCCCCACTTATAGCCTTCTTCCGGTAAGAATAAACCTCTTATCATAGGACCAAATTCTTTATTACGTGCAGGTAATTGCTGTAAGTTAGGGTTAGACATTGAAATACGACCAGATACAGTTCCACCTTGATCAGATCTTAATTGATTAATCTCAGCATGAATTCTACCCTTATGATTATATTTCATAATAGAATTTAAAAATGTACTATGGAATTTGTTTATCTCTCTTGCCTGTACAATAAGCTTTGATATCTTATGAGGAGAATTAATTAACCAGTTTTGTGTAAATGAAGGTTCACCTGTCTTTTCCGTCCTTGGATAAGGTATATGTAATTTATCGAATGCATCGGCGATATTTCTTGCTGCCCAGATATCTACATCTTTACCTATTAATTTTTTTATTTCTGATAGCACTACCTTTTCTCTGGCTACAAATTCTCTTGCTAATATTTCTGCTTTACCAACATCGACACGAACACCACGCTGACGCATCTGTATTAAAATTGGAAGTAAGTCGGATTCCATCTCCCAAGTCGTAATTAAATTTTGTTTGTGTAGTTCATGTTTAAACACTTGCCATAGTCGGTACGTGATCCGTGCGTCTTGTTCTGCGTAAAACCCAACATGTTCAGCAGGTAGCTTCCACATTTCTGCTTTAGGATCGACACCATGATCTTTGGCTGCTTCAATCAAATCTGTTTCAGCTTTCATCTCGCCAATATATTCTTTAGCTAAATTATTTAATGCGAATGAATATCTACTCTCATCAATCAGTGCTGCTGCAACCATTGTATCTACAATAGGGCCATTAACTTTAATTCCCATAGCACCCAACCAACCAATATCATATTGAGCATTGTGAAATATTTTTGTGTTAGGTAATGCACACACATCCTTCATGTACTTAATGACTTGTGGCTCGATCATGTTTCCACCACCTAAATGTTTAAATGGATAATAAGCTTGCCAACCATCTACAGCTACAGCAAAGCCAATCACATAACCTTTATTCATTGCCCAACCTGCGCCAAGACCTTCGTTAATTCCATCGTCTCTTGTTTCCAAGTCGATTGCTATTTCAGGATAGCCGGATAAATCTTTATACTCGTTTGGACAAGACCAAATACTTTTTTTAAATGTCATTGATAATTGTAAACTAGTCATTGTAATCCCTTTCTAAGATCATTTCTAAATAATGAATTGCTTTTAAGATATCTTCTTTTTTACCTTTTAGTCTATGTCTACAAATATATTTAATTGCATTACCTTCAGCGAAAGGTAAATTGTTTTCATTTATAAATATTGATGGCTGTATCTTCATTAATTTATAATGCTTACCACCTACTTGTTTAAAAAATGTTTTATTGGTCATTTTCTTTTAAATAAACTAAATAATCTTTACCGATTGGATAATTATACTTATAATCAGTTGATAGCAAGTGAATTGTATCTTTAGCTCTAGTCACCCCTGTGTAGTAAACTCTACTCTCATCTGACTTCTCTGATTTGTTTTTGTTATTAAAATCTGACAACCAATTAGCTTTAGAATATATTAGTACATTGTTTGCTTCTCCACCCTTTACAGAGTGTATAGTATCTATTAGAATATTAGGCTCGTTATTTAAAGCATCTTGTCCATATCTTTTTAGTAATCTAATAAAGTATATTGTTTGTCTTGGACTAAAATTACGTTTTAAAACCCACCACCAAGCTTTCTTTTGATAGTCATCTGTCATATCTAACCCAGCCCATTCTCTTAATTCATTAAAATCAAATTCTTGGTAATCTGGTATGTTTAACCAAAATTTTTGTGTTCTATAATCAGAATCCTTTATTTCCCTAATATATTTGTACAGTATTTCTGCCGCTTTTTTACCAATCTTTCTGCCATTATTTATAGCAGTCCACGCTTTTATGGCTTCCCACTGTTTTTCATCAAATGATTTGTTACCTTTGTTATCCTTATAATATAGCCCCGCATCCTTCGCAGCAGCCCTTAATTCGTTGACTGTTGAGTGTATACGTCCCAGGACATACCAAGTACCGTTAAGCTCGTTAAAAGGCACTTCTTTGAAGCTTAAATAGCGTTTTACAGAGTTGTTTTTGCTATTATTGTGAGTATATAGCTTATCTTCACTATCTATTATGCCCCTTCTTATGATTTGAGCAAAGTTATACACCGCTTCCCCAAATCTTTGGGTCTTACGTAATACAACCTTTCGACCTGGAAAGTATGTTGTAAAGTACTTTGGATCTGCTCCATTCCATCTATAAATAGCTTGATCATCATCTCCTGCTAAATAAATACGTTTAACATTGTCACACATCTTATAAATAACTGACCACTGCAATGGAGTAAAATCCTGTGCTTCATCTAATATTAATATTTCTAATGGTGGAAACTCTACTTCATCAATGGCACGACCTATCATATCCGTGAAGTCTATAAAAGAATTCTCTCCACCTGATCTTTTGTAATGTTCATATGTATCTATCTTTCTAAGAAAAACATTAAGTTGTTCTTTTTTATAAGTTTCCTTCTTATAAATTTTAACTGGATCTTCCATCATATTTCTTGCCTTGTCATAAATAGCAAGCGACCAATCCTTATAAGTAAAGTTGTCATCATCAACCCTACTATCACTTGTTCTTATAATTTTATTTTGTAATGCAAAATCAAGCATACAATCTTTAGTGTCAAATACTTCTTCTTGAAAATATCTTCTGCAATAAGAATGTAATGTTTTAAATCTATTAAAGTCTTTTACAGTGTATTTTGGAAATGCTGATAAAGCTCTATCTCTTGCTGTATTTACAGCTTTATTTGTAAATGAAATGAAAGCAATATTGTTTGGATCAATATTTCTTCGTAAAGCTCCTTTAAGAACTCGTTCAATTAAATTGTGCGTCTTACCTGTTCCTGGTGGACCAAATATTTTAATTGTTTTCTTGTATAAAGCCTTCTGCTTTTGGAGCTCTAAATTTGTTGTGATACTCATCATCCATCTCACTTATTGTTTTTTTGTTTGAACCGTTTGATTTTACTTCTTTACCTTTTTCAAAATCAGGCATGTCTACATACCAAACATTTTTAACACCTTGAAAAAAGTCGTGCCTCTTACACCCTAAAAAATTTAAAGCTTCTACTGTAGAACTAAATAAGTGAGAAGCATTTCTTTTAATCCATGAATCTAATGTAGACCTTTTAAAGTAAACTAATGTAGAATCAGATTTTCTAATTGTATAACCATGATCCATTTTAGAAAAGTCATCAAGTTCCCAAGTCTTCTCAAAGAAATCTTTTAAAGCCACATGTCTAATTTCTTCTCTAGTGTCTTTGTTATTGAAATCTTTACTCTCTTCAGCTTTGTTTACTAAAGCTTCCATCAGTAATTCAAATAATGGTGGACC